CCACCAGCCTTCTTCGTCACCGACGCAGAAGCAGACGCATCAAGCAATCCAAGTTCCGCATCAGCAATCGCTTCACCGACAGGTATCACCGTTCCAATCGCGGCGGCATCCACCGCAGGAATGAGCGTCACACCAGACGCATTCACAACCACCAACGCAGAACCAGAAGCCGTGATCGTCTGGAACGATGACGCGGCTTGCGCCTGATGCGTCACACCACCAGAAGCCTGAGCAACCAAACCATCAAGCGACGCTTCACCCGTCGCAGGATTATCAATATCCGCAGACGCTTCCGCGCTCAACGAACCAAACGATGACGCGGCAACACCCGCAACCGTGATCGTCGCAGAACCAGAACCAGCAACACCACCCAACAACGATGATGCAGATGCGGAATGTTCAACCGTCGCATTTGCTTCCGCAACAACTTCCCCTAGTTGCGCATCCGCAAGCGCAACAACCGTGATGACGATTTCACCAGAAGCCTGCGCAACCAACGCACCCGCTTCGCTGTCACCCGATCCGATGACACGGAACGAAGCATCATCACCATCAAGCCCAAAACCTTCATCATCAAGCGGCGAACCATCAAGCGCGAACCGTTCAACATTGAACAGCGTTGCACCCAAACCAACATCAGCATCATCCAATTCGTTCCCATCAAGAACGAACCGATAGATAATGGTCATGGCATCATCTGCCTATGACGCTACGAAGCAAGCGTTAGTGAAACCGTCAAATCGCCAGAAGCAATCGTGAAAGTATCGCCAGCCGTGTACGGGTTCGCGGTGATCGTTCCAGAAAAAAGGAAGTTGCCAGAACTGAGCGCATCCCACGCGGTGAAGAAAGTTGCATCCTGCGAACCAGCGATGTTTGTCCAAGTGACAGCCGCATCCGAAGTAAGGATGCCGCCTGCCGCCGCACCGAACGAAGCGGATTTGCGCGTTGTTTCGGTTGCGACATTCGCTGTTCCCGTGCTTGACGGATCGCCCGTATGAAGTTGCACATAGACGGTGGTAACTGCGAACGAACCGTTGTTACCGACAGCATCAAGCAATTCGTTTGCAAGATATTCAGAAAGACCCGTTGCCATTAGTCATCAATCCTTTCATCAATGATTGCGGATACCCGCCCATCCGCATCGCGTTCCACCGTGCGCCTGACGAAGCGCGGTTCTGGAACTTGCACATTCACCACCGTTTCGGGGATGTTTATGGTTTGCGGATCAAACTTGATAATCGGCGGTTCAACATTCACCGTCTGTTCTGGATATTGGATGCTGATGTTCTGCGGTGTTTCGTGAACGACAAGCGGTGTTGGCATCGGCGCGTGGTTCACCACTACTTCGTTTCGGTAGGCGCGTTCTGGTGGAACCTGATCGGTTCCCAATGTCGGCAGATCGCCACCTTCCACGCCTGCAATCGGTGCGCCTGCGACACCCATCACGAACTGATCGCCGCCTTCATACGGTTCACGGTTTTCAATTTCGCGTGCTTCGTTCGGCGTAAGTGTGCCAGACATAATCTGCGATTGTTGAGCGCGAACCCGTGTCATCAAATCGGCGCGGGTGAATTCGTCGCTGTTGAACCGAACCCGTTGCGTGATCGGCAACATCTCAGAAAAGCAATCTTCCAAGCGGCGTTGCCATGCAAGAAGGGTGTACCTTTGAAAGTTCAAACCTGTGCTTTCTACATTGGAATATGTTTGGGTATCGCCGCCCGTACCAGCCAACAAGAAAAGCGGGATGCGGTAGGCGCGGGCAATGTCGCGCACGATGCTTTCACGGTGCGCAATCATTTCCATATCAGCCGCACTTGTCGTAATGGAACGCCACTTCAAACCGCCAGACAAAACCGCAGGGCGGCGATGCTTGTAGTGGCTTTGTTCCCAAGTATCACGAAGCACAGCCGCCTGATCGGGCGTGATTGATTGGTCAGTTTCCAACACGGATTGCGGTGTTGCGCCTTCACCGTAGAACGCAGACAAGAACCGATCCATCGCAATCCCCATACCAATCGTGTTGCGCATCGCTTCCAACGGTGAGATACCGCGACGCTGGTTCGGCAGGATCAACCAATGAATAGCGCGGATTTCTTTGTTGCTGTATTTGGTGCGCCCAATCTCATAAATCACATTGCCAACATCGTCATACACAACATTCTTCACTTCGTGCGGATGCAGGTTGCGCATCTCAACAGGCAAACCGTTATTCCCCTTCGGCGCATAGATGTAAGCGTTCCCGTGTAACGCAAGCGTCACCATCGTTTGATGCACGAATTCAAACATCGTCTGATGTTCGTTCGGTTTGATCAGCACCGATGGTGTCGGTAGGCGTTCAATGCGCCCGCCGCGTGTGCGCGTCAATTCAAGCGGCATAGACGCGATGCAATCCGCAAGCAAAGTCACCGCCGCAAGAACCGCCGAATGCGCAAACGCGGTGGTTTCATTCACCACTTCACCCGAATAGTTGTTGAAGAACGGGCGTGCTGTCACACCATACGGATCAATCGTGGATGGAAGTGCGCGTGTCTCGCTTCGTTTGAACAGGCTCATGCGCTAAACACCCCCGCCGCAATCAACATAATCCCGCCCACAATCAGGGCGATTGGCACGGAATAGAACCCAATTCCCACCGAAACAGCCACGAACCCAACCACTTCCAGCGCAGTTGTAACCCGATCCCGTGTCAAATGTTTCAAGATGTTCTTCATGTCCACACATTCACCACCATCGGGGCATTGTCAATGGCGGCTGTTTGTTTTCGGGTTGCCCTGTCTAACCCCATAACCATAGCAATACAAGCATCAATCTTTCGCTTGCTCTTGCCTTTGCTCAACCGCCAACCGTTATCCGTCATCCGTTGCGCCGCGCTCAAAACCTGATCCGTGAAGGTGGGCGAACCATCGTGCGCCACCTTCGCACCAACAATCATTTCGTAGGCGTGACCACAAGCAGGGATCATGCGCTGACCATTCTGCGGAAATTCCACCATCCGCAAACCTTCATCCGAAAGCGTTTCCGCCGAACGCTGAAAGTAAGCGGGGTCAAACGCGAATTCGCGCACATCGTAGGTTGCGTGCAGTTCCCGAAGATGGTGTTCCACCTGCGACACATCCACGCCTTCATCCTTCGGTTGCCAAATCTTAGAACGCAAAACAACAACATCATCCTGCGGCTGTGCCACAACAACCGCGATGCTGTCGTGCTTCAAAGCCATATCAATCCCAACCCAAACGGGAAGATCGGGTTGCAACTGTTTATCTGATCGGCATTGTTCCCACGCGCCCACAGGCAACCAACTTTCTTGCGAACGAACCCATTGATTTAGCCGCCATCTACGCACCGACATTTCCGAACCTTCAAACGAAGCCTTCACCGCAACCTGCAAATCTTCTTCGCTCATCAAATCTTCCGCGATGTTCGGGTTGGCTTTGCGCCATTGCTTCGCGTCATCAATCCTGCAATCCGCATCCGCTTCCCACCACCAGAACCCGAATGAAGCATCATCAACTTCACCAGCCGCAACCCGCTTCCCATATTGATACATCTGCCCCGCAAGCGTGTCCAAGTCATAGCCCGCAGTAGTGATGCTCACAATCAAAGGTTCAAGACGATTGCCCGAACCCTGCACCATCTGTTCAAACAGATCACTTGACTTCTGCGCCCACAATTCATCAAACAGAACCAATGACGGGTTCAGACCAGCCTGCCCACGAAAATCCGATGACAGCACACGAAACACAGAACCGAAGCGCGGCATCTCAATCGCATCCCGCAACACCCGCGCTTCACCAGACAAAACAGGCGAAGCAAGTATCTGCTGTTTCGCTTCACCGAAAATGATGCGGGCTTGATCCTTGTCAGACGCAACCGCATAGATTTCCGAACCCGCTTCACCAGCAATCATTGAATACACAGCCAACGCAGAACCCATCAAAGACTTCCCCTGCTTACGCGGCAAACCAATCAAGGCGCGACGAAAACGCAACTTGCCATCCGCCTTCCTGCGTTCCAACAACGAACGCAACAACCACTTCTGCCAATCGGTAAATTCCAACGCTTCACCAGCACGAAAACCTTTCAACACTTTGAAATGGTCGCGGGCAAACGCAATCAATTCATCGCCATCGGTTTCCGCATCAATCCGCTTCGTGCAATGTGCGGGTTGCCAAGCCTTATCGGGAAGCACGCTTATCCGCGATGCGCTGGTGCAGGTCAGACAAGTTCGCGCCCTGCGCGTTACCCGTCACAAGTGACGCACGATCCGCAGGACTGAACCCAATCAAGGAAAGCAACGAAACAATCTGGCGTTCCAATTCACGCAACGCACGCCGATCCCGCCACGCATCGGGTTGTGCTTGCAGTTTCACCCGAAGCCGCGTGCGCTCATCCGCCATTTCACACACCATCAAAATAACTTCCACATCAATATTCCGCGACAGCCAACCCGCGCCACTAGACCAAATCTGCTTCCACAAACCGTTCCCCGTCACACCCAACGGGCGGTGCGGTTCAGGCACAACCGTTGTTGGCAAGCCGACAATCTCAGCCAACTGTTTCTTCGTCGGCAAAGGCTTGCGCGAAGGGTTGCCCAA